TAATCGCGTCAGACGACGGCAGTGCATTCGCAAAGTGTGATTTTGTTTTTCGACATGACTTGTGGAAATCAGATCGACAATCGGACTGCCGCTCACCGGAATCCGTTTTACGTTCATCACATCCGGATCTTAGGAGCGCCTTTGCGGTTTCGGACACGGAGCCGTGGTGGCGGGCGGTGCATCGCCTTGCAGCAATCGCCAAATGGCTAAGGAACTCCCAATCGAATCGTGATTTCGTTGGCGGCGGCGGGTCCTTCCACAACCCCTGATCGGAGGCGGGGTTGTTTCAGCTCTCGTCGTTTTCTAGATGAAGTGTTGGCTCAGTGCTCCACAAGAGAGGCACTGACACGAAGGAAGACGGCAAATGCTGCTGTCCATTAATCAGCTTTCGGAGCTGACGGGCCGAGATCGACGCACCATCACGAAACAACTGGAGGATTTGCATTTCGTCGATGGCGAGAAGGGCGCTTACCTTTACGAATCGAGCGAAGCGCTGCCGCTGATTTATTGCGCTGACAATTTGGAAGCCGCGCGCGCGAAACAGGCGCTCAGCCAAGCGTCGCTCAACGCGGTTCGCGAAGAAGATTTGCGCAAGCAACGCATTCCTCGGCCAATTGTGCTCGACGCGATCGACGAAAGTTTTCAATCGATCTCCGCGACGTTGAAAGCAGCAAAGGGCAAAAAGCTCACGCCGCATCGAATCAACGAGCTGCTCGACAAACTCCGGCTCGATCCGAAGACATGGTGATTGATCTTATCGCGCGCGATTCGCTACGCGCAGGGATTCGCGAGCTGCGCGAAAGGAATTTCGCGCCCTGGTCGGTCATGCCGCCGGCCGAGTGGGCTGAGGCGGTTCGGCGAATGCCGGACGAGCACGGGGCGACGAAGCCGTTTGGGTTCGATTATGCGCCTTACGAGCGCGAGCCGTTCGAGGAATGTTTCAACCCGCGGAACCAGGAAGTTGTTTTGCAATGGTTCAGTCGCGGCGGCAAAAGCGAGATCGTCTTGAACGTCCTGGGCTGGACGATTCACCAGCGAGCCTGCCGGATCGGCTGCATGTGGCCGACGCTCGGCCAGGCGAAGAAATGGAGCAAGGACGATTTCACCGGCGCGCTGATCGAGCCGACGCCAGAGCTTTACGATCTGGTCGGCGACGGGACCGGGCGCCGCAGGTCGGATAACACGCTTCTTCACAAGTTATTCGCCGGCGGTTTGATCGACATGGTCGGGGCGAATGCGCCTGGCGACCTGCGCAGGATGAAAGCGCGCGTCCTCTATGCGGACGAGATCGATGCTATCGTCGAAATCGGGAGTGACGAGGGCGACCAGCTCGCCATTTTCAAAAAGCGCGGGTCCGAATTCGCCGACACGATCGAGATTTATTGCTCTTATCCGAGCTTGAAACGTCGCAGTAGAATTGAGGCCAAGCTGCTCGACACGGACTTTCGACAGTGGCGCGTAATATGTGCGCTCTGTGGCGGAGAGCCTTACGTGATGCATCGATCGCAGCTTCGATACGACGTCGCTCGACCCGCTGATGCGAAACTCGAATGTCCAAGATGCGGAGGGCATCTGTCTGATTCGCATCGTTATGCCATGATGCGCGCGGGCGAGTGGAAAGCAACGCGCAACTATAAAGGCAAGGCCGGTTTTCAGGCGAACGCGTTGCTCTGGCCGCATCCGGTGGACTCCGAGAAATATCCAGGCGGATTTTTACAAATGCTGGCGCAACAAGAGATCGACGTTGAGAAATCCGACAACCCGGAGCGCTCGCGGCGCGTGCTGGTGAACACTGTCGACGCCGAAACCTACGAGGCCGAGTTCGAGCACAAGCCAGAGCACACTGAGCTTTTCTTGCGGAGGGAAGAATACGAACCGGCGAAGATGCTTCCAGCCGGCGTCTTGGCGATTTTCTTTTTCGTGGACGTGCAAGGCGACCGACTGGAGTTATTCATTGATGGCTACGGCCTCAAGAATCAAACCTGGGGAATCGATTATCAAATCATCAAAGGCACGCCGCTCGCGCCGCCCGATCAAGGTTGCTGGGCTGAGCTGGACCGTTTTCTCTCTCAAGTTTCTTACCCTCATGCGTCAGGCCAATATTCCCGTCCGATGGGTGGTCTCATCGATTGCGGATACAAACCGGATAACGTTTTCGCTTTTACCCGTCCTCGCGCGTCGAAAAAAATCTTCGCGGCCCGCGGTGCGACGACACTAAGCAAACCGTTGATTGGTCGGCGGCCCAAGCGGGAAGGCAATCCGCCGGCGAAAGTATGGGAGATCGGAACTAACGAAGCGAAGGACATCATCTATCAGCGGCTCGAATTGGATAACGAGGCCGCGAACGGCTACTGCCATTTCCCGAAGATCGGACAGTTCAGCGAGCAATATTTCGCCATGCTGGTCGCGGAAGACTCGGAGATGAAGCGCGCCGGCGACGGAAAATTTTATCGAGCATTCAGTTGCGACGACGGAATTCGGAACGAAGCGCTCGACGGCCGCGTCGGAACAATGGCGATTGAACGGATTGTGAAACCGAATTATGCGAAGCTGAGCGAAGAACTGAAAGTGAAAGGCGGTGATGCCTCATGCCAGCCTACGAACCAAACAACAACGGAGGAGCAAACCCGATCAGGTAAAGCCGCGCCGACCGTTCGATCCGCAGGCGCGGCGTCTTCCAAGCGTTCATTTGTTCGGAGAGCTCGGCAGTTCCCGCGGCCAGGTGGATTCGTGCGCGGCTGGTAGAGAATTGACTCCTCAAATTATTAGTTGTTTCGACACATGCGGAGCAAGCTCGACCTTCAGTAAGACCTCGCAAAACTGCCGGGCGTGATCCGGGCTTGCTCCCTCTTTTTACGTTTCCACTATCTATAATTACTTGCAATGTTAAGAAAATGACGAATAGCTTGCGCTTTCAAATCGAAGCGACCTGTTCAATCCCCCAGAACTGTAGAAATTCGGTCTCGCTGCAGCGAGACCAGTTTTCGGACATGCGCACGCTATCTCTTCGGGGCCAACATTGGCAGGCTGACATGCCTGCTGACGGCATATCGGCTCCTTGAAATCGCTAGAGGCTCTTATTCGAAACGGGATCAATCCGATTCCGCAGAAATCGCTCTCGTTTCTTCGGGCTGTAAATCCGAAAACCAAAGGCGCGTTCGGGAAACAGGCTGCGACCATCTCGAGGAAGCTCGCGTTTCTGGCGGAATCGTGCGCTCAAGCTAATGAGCAGACCAGGGAACGGCAACTTCGCCAGGCTTACACTAAGTTTTTCACGACTGAGGACGGCAGAAGGTTCTCGAAAGAGTTCGGGAAATCGATTCCGAGCAACGGGGCGCACGCTGGAAGACGGGCCAGCCTGGGCGGCGAGGACTCGCTGGATTTCTGCGATCCGGCGGATTTGCCGCAAGCGAGCGTGACCGATCATCCGGTCGAGCACATCGAACCGTCGCTGAACAGCGGAGCGGAACTGGACGGGATCAGTTACGAGGAAATTAAGGTCGCGACGGCGACGTTTGAGGCGTCAATGCGCTGGTGTATCGACGGCGACGGTCTGGTCGGGAAAGGATTGCGCTCGTCGATTGTGATCTCAATGATGCGGCACGATCTTCGTCACGGCCTTAAGATCGACAAGGAACTGGAGAAGTTCTTTTTGGTCGCGAACCAAATGTCCGGAAGCGGCCTGAGCGCGATTGAATTGAGCGGTCGCCTGTTCGGCCCCGTTTTGGAATGGCTCCGGCGCGGCGACAAGGTGTCCGAGCTGGGGGAACGGATCATGGTTCTGTTTTACGTGCTCCGGCCAGACTTGATTGGCGAAAATACCCTAGCAGCGCTCGGCCGAATTTCGAACAAGACTCGGCAGGCAAAGGACAAGCTGGCGAACTGCCTGCGCGACACTTACTCAGGGATCAAAGCGCGCGCCATGCGCGGCGACATCACGAGGACGCGGTGCAGAGAATCTCAGCTGGCTATCAACTAATTATGAAAGCAACACTCGAAACAACAACGAACGAAAAATTGAAGCAGGCGAAAGCGATTTACGCCGAGATTTTGAAGGACGAAAAATCGCTCTTCCAGACGCGGGACGAGATGCTGGTGCGGGCGTGGAAACTTGGCCGGATCCTTTGTGATCTGAAAGAAGAGATCGGCCACGGGAAATGGCTGTTTTGGCTGGGCGGCAACTGGCCCGAGCTCGGCGAACGCAACGCTCAGCGGTGCATGGCGTTTTTCAACGGCAACGAGGGATGGAAACAACTGGGTGCAGCTTCACGCTGCAAATCCGTGGAATTCCACGGATTTGAGATTGAAACGGTGCGCAAGTTTCTCTGGGGCTACATCCCGGCGAAGGAACGGCTCGAGCTGGCGAACGACGCGGAAATCAATCCCGGCCCGCATCATCTGACCTTTGTAAACCAGTTTTCAAAATACGACCGGCAATTGCGGAGCGGACACGTCGAGAATTTCTCGCTCGAAATTTTCCGGCGCGAGATCGAGCCGATGATCAAACGGATCATGGAATTGTGCGGTCGAGATTGGCTCGAGCGAGTCATTGGGAAGTCTAATTCCTAGCCACGAATGAGCGGCTCTGACCTTCGGTGATTGTCCGATGTTCGGAGTTCGGGCTGATACGACGCAGCCCGTCACGATAACTAATTTACCGGCAGACGTCTTGAGAGTTCGAAATTCGAGAGAGATCCGATAACTTCGTGCGCGTATTTCTTAAATTCGCGGATCGAATCGAGTGCTGGCATGTGAAGGAAGACGGCGACTTTAACCGTTGGAAGCTCTACCAGCCGGATTACGAAGCTGGATGCAACAGCCGAATGATCCGGCGAAACGAACGGTTAAAACATTTTTTGACATGAACGAAGCGGTCGTGAACGAAGGCGTTTTGAGCGACGGCGAAAAGCGCAGGCTCCTCAAGCTGCGGCGCGAAGCTCATGAAATTGTAACCACCGTCACCGACCGGATCGAGATCATGACCGACTCGATGGAAGCGTCTCAGCGGCGGTTCGAGGAAGCGCGGATCCTGGCGCAGAGGTCCACCAATCTTTACCATGAAGCGATGATCGCGCTGGCTGAAGACGAGGCGGACGATTTCGGGACGGCAGTCGAGAAAATCGAAAAGTTCGAGACGATCGAATCCGATTACCTGGTCTCCGGAAAAGCCTACGAATCGGCCCTGATTCGGCTCGGTTGGGAAATCAAGAACAGCGGCGCCGAATCCGAGTAACATAGTCTGCGTAAGTGCCTCAAAACGCCGTTGATTCACCGTTGATCTTGACACGCTTTAGCGGCGTGTGCCCCTGCCGATTCCCGCAACCGAGCCTGATGTAATTGTAGCAGGCGAGACTGTTGCCTGGACTAAATCGTTTCCGGATTTTCCCGCCACGGCGGGCTGGACGCTCAAATACTCGTTACAGCTTCCGCGATCATCGCTAATCACGATCACGGCGACGGCTGACGGCGATAACTACTCGGTGGCGCTTCCTTTTTCCACCACGGCCAGCTATCAGCCGGGCAACTACATCTGGACCGCATACGTCGATAACGGCACCGAACGACATCGGGTTGCGACCGGCACGATCTCGGTGCTCCCTAATCTCGCGTCGTCGTTCGGCGAGACGCACGCCAGCCGGACGCTCGGCATTATCGAAGCGGCGATCGAAGGGAGACTCCCGAATGGACTCCAAGAATTTTCTATCCAAGGCCAGCAGATCAGCAAGATCCCGATCGATACGCTGGTAAAACTTCGCTCGATCTATGCCGACTATGTGAAGAACGAGACGGCTCAGGACCGGATTAATCGCGGTCTGTCTAACCCGCGCAATTCATTCGCGCGGTTCAGGCGACCTGGATCGGGGCGACTTGGCGGCCGTGGTGGCGGCTGCGGCCCATTCTGGCAATGAAACTTTTCGGCTACGAAATTAACAAATCCAGGCCGCCGCGCGAGCGTCGGCTGGTGAAAGCCACGCCGGCATATCCCTCGGCGTTGATGACGCGGCTGACGGAAGATTTTCCGATCCTGGTCTTGAGCGCGGACGCGGCTACGCGGATGAATCTGCGCGAGCTGCGGGCACGTTCGCAGCAGCTTGAGCGCGAGAAAGGCGGAATCGCGGAGCGCTATTTTAGCTGCGTCGAAGCGAACGTGATCGGTCCAGACGGGATCGGTCTCCAGCTCAAGGTCAAAGATGCCGACGGCAAGTTCGATCGGGAAGGCAGCCAAGAAATCGAGCAAGCATGGAAAGATTTCGGGCAACGCGGCGAGTTCGACATTACCGGTGAACACGCCGAGCAAAATTTCGACCGGATCAGCCTCCGTTCATCGGCCCGCGACGGCGACGCATTACAACTGATTTATCGCGGCGCGCCTAACAAATCGAAGGTGGCGTTTCAACTCTTGGAAGGCCAATACCTCGACGAACACCACAACGTCGGGCGGCTCCCGAACGGAAACCAGATCCGGATGGGAGTGGAGCTCGACTCGTTCAAGCGGAAAATCGCCTTCTGGGTGCTCTCCCGGCATCCGGGCGATAACTACGAGGGCAATTATGTTTATGATGGGAAACGAACCCGAGTTCCAGCGTTCGGACTTGAGCCGGATTCGCCGGTGCACGCCATTCACATTTCGCGCACAAAGCGACCCGAAGAAACGCGCGCCGTTCCTTGGGTCACGCCGGCGATGGACCCGATCAACATGCTGGCTGGTTACGAGGAAGCGGAGCTGGTCGCTGCACGGGCGCAAGCGTGCAAACACGTTTTCTTCGAGCGCCAGGCGTTCGCTCCGGATGGCACGCCGCTGGAATACGATAACTCCAGGGGCGGCCAGCTCACCGACGAGATGGAGCCGGGCGGCTCGACCGAACTCCCGATCGGTTACAAGGCGAACATGTATAACCCGACGCACCCGCATCAGGCGTTCGAGGCATTCACAAAAGATTTCCGGCGCAAAATCGCAGCAGCGCTCAATTGCTCTTACAACACGCTCTTTACCGATTTGGAAGGCGTGAATTTCTCAAGTATTCGCGCGGGGCTGCTGGATGAGCGTGAGCAATGGAAGATGACCCAGAACTGGTACATCGCTGCGGCGAAACAGCTCCAGTTCGAATCGTGGCTTGAGATCCAACTTGCCATCGGCGCGTTTGATGATTTTCAGATGGCCGATTTCGATCGGATCCGGCGCGCGACGAATTGGAAAGGCCGGCGCTGGGCGTGGGTGGATCCGCTGCGCGATATTCAGTCCGCGATCGCGGCCGTGGAAGCGAAGATCGACACCCGCTCGCGCGTCATTGCCACGCTATCGAACGGCGATTTCGAAGACATCATCGACGAGCAGGCGGAGGAAGCGGATTACATCAAGAAAAAGGGACTCAACCCTTCGATGATCGAATCGCCGGCGTTTGCCGACCCGACATTCGCTAGAGGCGATCCGGGCGACGCGATCGTGGAGGGCGCAAAACCGGCGCAAGCCGCGCAGATTGCAGACGAAGGCGGCGACCAAGGAACCGCCGCGCAACCGCAGCATCATTCCGCGCGGCAACCGCGTGATGGAGGAAGGTTCAGCGGACCGCCGGCAAAGGCGATGCCAGATGTCAGAGAGCAGAAGTCAGAAGAGAGAGAATCGCAGACAATCAACATCAGCGTTCCGGCCGCGCCGATGCCAGCATCAGGGCAGCAACCGTTCACCGTGCACGCCGAGAACTTGCACATGGACACGCCCCGAGTGGCGAAGCGCACTTTCAAGATCAAACGGAGCGACGGCACGCTGATCGAAGGCGAGATCAGCGAGGATCAGGAAATCGTTATCGGCACCAAGGGTGACAGCAAATCCAAGGGGAAAGAATAACTTCGCATGGCTGTTCAACTTTCAACTACCGCTCGCAACGCGCGCCTCGACCAAATCGAAACCACGGCCGGGACCGCGCCTCTGTTAAGAATTTTTACCGGCGCGCAGCCGGCAAACTGCGCCGCAGCCGATTCCGGAACGAAGCTGGTTGAAATGACCTTGCCGAGCGATTGGATGAACGCAGCGTCGAGCGGCTCGAAGACGCTTCTGGGATCATGGAGCAGCACCGGAATTACTGGCGGGACCGCGGCACATTTCCGGATCAAAGACAGCGCCGGAACAAACTGTCATATCCAGGGCAGCATCACCGCGACCGGCGGCGGCGGCGACATGACTTTGGATAACACGAACATCGCAACCAGCCAGGTCGTGACCGTGAACACGTTCACGCTTACTGACGGAAACGCTTAACCAACGTGACGTTGGATCCGATTAAAACAATACTATGAGCCAACAAACATGGGTAGAAATGTTGGCGAACCAGACCGGAGCTGGAACGCTATTAAACACTTACACCACCGCTAAATCGGTTATCAACCCGCAGGCGTTGGTCACTCTGCCGCCTAATTATCTTTACGCCGGCAAAACGCTGCGCGTGAAAGTACAGGGCGGCATTTCCAACGTCGTCACCTCGCAGCGAACGTTTACTTTCCAAGTAATGATGGGCTCGATCGTAGTCCACACCTCGGGAGCCATCACGACCACGACCACTGCGCATACGCTTATCCCATTCGATTACGAGGTTCTGCTTCGTACTGATACTGTAGGAAGCGGAACGTCCGCGCATTTTCTAGCTCAAGGCGTTCTTCGCGGAATCATGTGGGTCATCTCAGGTGCGGTGGCAGATCCTACGGCCGGCATGGCTACCATTATGTGCCCGAACACCGCGCCCGCGGTGGGCACTGGATTCGATTCGACGATCGCAAACATTGTCGATTTCTGGGTCGGCCTTTCCGCTAGCGAGAGCACGACCGGGATTCAGATTTACAATTACACCCTCGAAGCCCTGAACTAATCCATGAGCATTCCCACCGGCGTTTGCGGGAATGCGCCGATGCTCGTGATGGGCGTGACTCGGCGTGAGCATCGCGCCACGTTCCGGTCAGCATCTTTCTTCTCCGACAAGCAATATCGAATCGCTGGCATCACCAAGGATTCGTCCGGAAACCGTCTCGGAAACTGCGTAGTCGATCTGTTCTATACCCAGGACGACACCAGAGCGGCCCAAGTCCTCTCAGATCAAGATGGAAACTTTACCTTCCTGATCGGGCCATCGCTAGCATGTTACATCGTAGCTTATAAAGCCGGAAGTCCCGACGTAGCCGGAACAACGGTTAATACTCTCGTCGGAACGGCGGGGACCGCGATCACGGTTCCTGGCTATTCCGGTTATTTTCGGTCGCTGACGGTAAATCACACCAACGTCTCGAGCGATCAAACAGATTTTCCAGTTTTAGTTAGCGTGACGGACGCAACTCTGGCGACTATAGGAAACGGCGGCCACGTCCGGAGTTCCAACGGCTATGACATCGAATTTTTCTCCGACACCAACGCGAAAAATAAATTGGCATGGGAAATCGAACGCTACGTTCCTTCGACCGGGGAGCTGATCGCGTGGGTCAAGATTCCGAATTTGTCGAGCGTCACCAATAATGTCTTTTATATTTTTTATGGTGACTCTTCGGTCACAACCGATCAGTCCGCTCCGGCTGCCGTCTGGAGCAACGGTTTCGTGGCGGTTTATCATCTTAAGGATGGCACAACATTATCAGCCGTCGATTCCTTGGGAAATTTCAATGGAACGATTACAGGTTCGCCAGGTGCGGTAGCCGGACAAATAGGCGGCGGCGCGTCCTTTAACGGATCGCTCTCTAACAGAATCGACTTGTCGGCTCCGGTTATCACCACACCTCTTACGCTCACCGCTTGGTTCAAACCTGGAAGCGACGTTACTACTAATCAGCCAGTAGTCAGTCTACAGGACGGCTCCAACGGCAACAACCTATATTCAGTATTGGTTGGATCCGGATTGCTGTCGATTGATAATCAGGACCTCACCAACGGTTTCACGAACCCTCCAACGCTTAATTCCGTTGCCGCAAATACCTGGCAATACGCCGCCGCCGTAAATATTAGTTCGACATCTAGGAAGATCTATTTGAATGCCGACTCGGCTAACAGTGGCGGAAATTCAGCCCTAAATAATCCAATCAATATAACGACTGGCGAAATCGGAATTAACAGGATAACCGGTGGAGTTGCGTTCACTGGCTCGATTGACGAAGTTCATTTTGCCAATGTTGCGCGAAGCGCTGGCTGGCTTCTGACCGAATATAACAGTCAGAACTCGCCTGGAACATTCATCACCGTCGGCGGCGAGCTGACCATCTAACCATTCGCTGCCATGCCAGACGTTTTCCTTTACCAAGGCGAAGCGAATCCACCTGATGTAAGGCTGCGCGACCCGACTACCGCAGCGGTGGACGCAGGAGCGCTCACTAAAACTCTCGATGATGCCACGCTCGCATCAACTGGAACAGCGGCAATCGCTGTAGCAGTCAGCAAAACGCTCGACTCCGCCACGCTCAGCTCCGCAGTTGCGGTGGCGATTGCTTCTGCGCTGACGAAAACCCTCGACGATGCGACGCTCAGCTCAACGGCTAAGGCTGCGATCGCAGCCGCGCTCACTAAAACTCTCGATGATGCCACGCTGTCGTCCACGGCGACAGCAGCGATTTCCGCAGCATTAACTAAGACGCTAGGAGACGTAACGCTGGTCGCTTCAGATTCGGACGCGATCGCTGGAGCGCTGACGAAAACCCTCGATGACGCGACGCTCGCATCCAGTGTGGCAGCGGCCATAGCGGCCGCGCTAACCAAAACGCTCGACGACGCAACGCTAGTCGCGTCGGATTCAGACGCAATTGCCGCAGCGCTGACGAAAACGCTGAACGACGCTACGCTCGCGTCCGCCGTTGCAGCGGCGATTGCGGCTTCCCTAAGCGAGACGCTGGGGGACATTTCACTAAGCTCGGCCGGCACCGTCGCCGGTGCTGGCGGATCGGCGGACTTGAACGTCACGCTCAACGACGTCGGTCTGTCGAGTTCCTCAGAATCCGAAAAACAAGTCGTCGCAAGGATCTTCAGAAAGCGTCGGATCTCAGCGCCGTATTATTCTCCGGCTCCGTCGACCATGCTAGTCCGGCCGCCAGAGATCGCAGCGGAGAGCGCGAACAGGCTGAGCGACGCTATTTGTAGGGCGACCGCCGCGGTTGCTCTAGCAGGCAACGCGTCTGCCATTCAGTTCGACGACGCGCGAGCACATTCGTATGTCGAGATCAGGCCACCGGATCTACTCGACGAAGAGATCGTGGCACTGCTCCTGGCTGCTTAATCGGCTGCTTTGACAGCGCTCTAGGGAGCGTGCCAAGAGAAATCGATGAAACGCTCGTTATCGACTCGAGCGATCCGATCAAGTCGATCGAAGTAAAAGATGGAACTGCACGCGTCGGTTCGTATGCGGTGCGCTTCTCCGGTCCGGACGAGAAAGATCTCCAGGGCGAATATTTCACGAAAAGCACCTATTTCGGCGCGCGCAAAGGCGATGGCGCGGACGTGCTCTTCAATCACGGGCAGGCGCCGAACAAAGCGTTCGACGAAATTTGCGGTTACACCTTCGGCGCGGCCAAAGCTACCGCAGACGAGATCGGACTCTTTGTCGAGCACACGCTCGACCTGGCGAACGAATACGAGAAAGCAGTCTCGCAGCTGGTTGCGGCCGGGAAACTGAAATGGTCCAGCGGAACAGCCGCACACATGGCCAAGAAGGGAACTGACGGCGAGATCCAGCGCTGGCCGATCGCAGAATTTTCTTACACGCCGACGCCAGCCGAGCCGCGCTTGCCGGCGATCGCTCCGCTGAAGAGCGTTTTAACCGCGAATGAACACGAATGGACGCCAATAGAGGATTCCCTCAAAGCCGTCTGGTCCACGGCCTACATGGACGATCTGCCGGACTCGGCCTTTCTATATGTAGAGGCAGGCGGGAAGAAGGATAGCGACGGCAAGACCACGCCACGGAGTCTGCGGCATTTCCCCTACAAAGACGCCAGCGGAAGCGTCGATCTACCACATCTGCGCAACGCCCTGGCTCGGATCCCGCAATCAGGAGTCAGCCAGGCCGCCAAGGACAGCGCAATAGCGCACGCGCAGCGGCTCTTGAAAGAGCACTCAAGCGGCAAGGCAGTTGACAATCCGGACGAGTCCGACTCGCCAAAAATTTCAATCAAGCAAAAGCAAAGCCCACTTATGGACGAAAACAAAACGCAGGAGCAGATCGACGCCGCAGTAAAATTGCGCACGACCGAGATCGAAAACATTTACGCAATCGCCGAGAAATTCGGCGCCCGCGACGAAGCGAAGAAATTCATCAGCGAAGGCAAATCGCTCGGTGATTTTCAGCATTTCGTTCTGACCGAGAAGCTGAAAGCGGAGGTGGTCGAGACCGATCCGAACGTTGGCCTCTCCAAGAAAGAAATTAAGCAATGGAGCCTCACCAAAGCGCTCCGCGACCTGATCACGACCGGCAGCGTGCAAGGCTTGGAGAAAGAAGCCTCCATCGCCACAGCGAAAGCGCTCGGACGCGAGCCGAAGGGTTTCTTCATTCCGAACGACGCGGCCACGACTTCCTTGGCGGAAGCGAACGGGCTTAGCGATCCAGTTGTAAAATCGTTGAACAGCGCGGTCGCAGCGATGACCAAGGCGTTGAACGTTTCCACTTTTAGCGCCGGCGGCGCATTTGTCGCCACCGACGTGCTCGGCTCGGAGCTGATCGATTTGCTCCGTAACAAAATGTTCGTGACCTCCTTGGGCGCGCGCGCACTTTCAGGACTCGTCGGAAACGTCGCGATCCCGCGGCAGACCGGCGGCGCCACTGGTTACTGGCTCTCGGAATCGGCTTCAAACACCGAGTCCGACCAGACGGTCGGACAGATCGGCCTTACCCCGCATCGTCTCGGAGCTTATACGGCTTATCAGAAAGAGTTGCTTTTCCAAGCCTCGCTCGACGTGGAAGGCTTCGTGCGCGACGACCTGATGAAGATCCTTGCGATCGCCCGCGATTTAGCGGCGCTCAACGGTTCCGGCGCAGCAGGCCAACCTGTTGGAATCATCAACTGGACCGGAATCGGTTCAGTGACGTTCAGCGCCGCGGCGACGTGGGCGAAGATGATCGATTTTGAAACGCAAGTTGCGAACGCGAACGCGGACCTCGGTTCAATGGCATATCTGGCCACTCCGAACACTCGCGCGAAACTGAAGGCGGCGACCAAGATCGCTTCCTCGCAGTACAGCAATTTCATTTGGGAAACCGGCAAGAACGGTTCCGGCGAAGTGAACGGATACCGGGCCGAAGCGACCTTGCAGGTGCCGAGCGACAAAGTGATTTTCGGAAACTGGAACGACCTGCTCCTGGCCGATTGGGCTGGCATGGACGTTGTGGTGAATCCTTACGCTGGCGACATCAACGCGCAGATCCGCGTGGTGATCCACGAATGGGTCGATAACGCAGTCCGTCACGCCGGCAGCTTCACCGTAAGCACAGATTCCGGAGCACAATAATGTTTAAGCGGCAGCAAGCAGTCGAGACGATAAAGACCTTGATCGTGCAAGACACCTGGATCGAGGGCACCCCAGTTTACGCTGGCGAAGTGGTCGAGATCGACAAGGAAACGCTGACGCTGCTTAGGGAAGTAAAGCGCGCAGTCGAATACGACCGCGCCACCAAAGACCAGCTTAAACTCGAGAAAACCCGGAAAGAACCCGTCCACGCAGCGTAAAACTTTATGATACTACAACCCGAAACACTCACCCAAACCAGTATGCTCGCTGCTGCTTCGCGCGCGACCAATAACGCTGCCAGCACAGGCCTCGATCTGTCGGTCTATGACGGCCGCCTTGCGATCGTTGTGGATATCGGCGCTCCGACCGTTGGCGACGCGGCTTCCACCTTCCAGATTAAGATGCAGGACAGCGCGACCAATAACGCTTCGAACGCCGCGGACATTTCCGGCAAAAGTTACGTTTCACCGGGAAATAACGCAGCGACCGTGAGCACGATCGCGATCGATCCGCGCGCGCAGAACCGATATTTGTTCGCTCGCGTAATCATCACCGGCGGAAACTCGCCGGCGTTCCCGGTTTCGGTCCAGGCGGTAGGCTCACTGCGGATTAGTTAATTTTTAGTTCCCTCCTCGAGAACGCGCGAGTAGAAATGCTTCGCGCGTTTTTTTGGTTGACCCCACCTCCGCTTTCGATGCGGTTGCGTGTTTTCATTCTTCTTATTTTTTTCGTCGCGCTCGTCTCCAGAGCGACCACGATTTACAGTTTCGATTGGGACGCGAGCACTGACCCGAGCGTTTTCGATTATCGACTTTATTGGGGTTTCTTCCAAAGCCAAGAATTGTGGATGAAGAACGGAGTTCCATGCACTCCCGGCACTACCGGATGTGTCGATATGGGCGTGGGCAGCGCGGCCCGCTTGGACAACATGATTGACGTGGGTAACGGCGGTTCGCTCACTGGATCGATCACCGTTGATTGGAGCCAGGACACCGACGCCTACCTGGTCGCGTTCGGGGTCACGGTAGTTGGGTGGGACGGGACGCAGGAAATCGGGCCCTCGAATTGTTTACGGATTGATTTCGCCCCTTCTCCGACGCCAACAGCAACACCGTCACCGACTCCTTCGCCTTCACCGCCGCCGCCAACGCCAACGCCAACGCCGAGCCCAAGTCCAACGCCTTCGCCAACTCCGACACCGGCTCCGACTCCAACTCCGACACCAACGCCTTCGCCAACACCTTCGCCGACTTCAACGCCTTCACCGACTCCTTCCGCTTCGCCATCACCAACTCCTACACCAACGCCAATTCCGCCTCAATGCGTGGTCCCAAATTTCATCGGCATGAAATTACGCCGGGCACAAGGAATATGGAATGAAGCTGGCTTCAAAACGATTGTCACCACGGTCGGACCGCAAGGTCACGCGATCAAATCACAGAGCCTTCCAGCGAATTCACTGGGATCCTGCGCGACCGCAACGATCACTGTTAATGCGCAATAACAGGATGCGCGTTTTTGTTTTAGGTGATAGGGTCGCGCGGCCCTCCCTTGGAAACACAAATTAAAAGCTTCGAAGAAGCTGAGCATGTAGCGGCGCGATCGGAGGCGTCCGATCGATTAGAGGAAGAGCCTACTAATCCGAAAATCTATTTACCGCTCTTAGACAACGGGAACGGCCAAGTGATGGCGTCGTTTATGATCGATCACGCAGTCGCGTTTGGCGGGCGCAAAGCGCACATGCTCCGGGCGAGCGATAGCCACGCGAACCGCGGGATGAATTTTATCGCCAACAAGTTTCTGGAAAGCGATTGCGACGTTTGGATCAACATCGACGCCGATATCCGGTTCACCCGCGCTGACGTGGACCGATTGCTCGGACATGATCTGCCGTTGGTTTACGGAATTTACCCGAAGAAAGAGGACACGAGCTCGCCGACGCCGTGCCTGGCGACGTTCGATAAAGCGCCTGAACCCGATGAGAACGGGCTGGCAGAAGTGCGAAGGTGCGGCCGCGGATTCATGGCGGTTAAGCGCGAAGTCCTTATCGCGATGAAAGAAGGCAGCCTGACGCTGCATCCAGTTACCGGAGAAGAGATCCGCGGCATGGCGCTGCGATATCACAACCATGGAAGCGACGCCGGAGGCCAGCGAATTGAATGGGACTTTTTTCCGAGCGGAGTTGTGACGGGAGAATTCTCCGCGTTGGAATCGCCCTCACCGTTTGTTCCGAAAGACCCGGATGGATTCCCGATTAGGGAATGGATCAGCGAGGATTGGTTTTTTTGCGAGCGCGCGCGCAAGCTGGGCTATAAAATCATGGTCGATACCAGGATTGCGCTCGGACACGTCGGCCAGAAAGAATACAGGTTCGGGCCCGGCCAGGTGGCCCGGACGGATTCGCACATCAAAACCTGGCGCGAGATCCACGGCTGGTTCGATTACGAGGATTTGTATCGCGAGATTGCTCAGCAGATCCCGGATGGCGGAAAATTTGTGGAGATAGGATGCTGGTTGGGCCGCTCGATCGCCGCGATGTCCTCTTTCTGCTCCGAACTCCAAACTCCGAACTCCGTGCTCCCTGCTCTTCACGTTGTCGATACGTTTTGCGGTGAGCCGGCGAACGAAGAGCACCGGCTGCATCTGTCGGCCCACGGCGGGAACGTCGAGAAAGCGTTTCGGGCGAACATGGCCGCGCTCGGCGTGGACGTGCAGATCCATTCCAAACCGAGCGTGGAAGCGGCTAAGGATTTCTCAGACGAATCGATCGACGCGGTTTTTATCGATGGCGATCACTCCTTTGAGGCAGTGAAACAAGATATCATGGCGTGGCTCCCGAAAGTTAAGCCGGGAGGGATCCTTTGCGGGCACGATATCGACGAGGCCGGCGTCTGGAAAGCTGTGACCCGGCTCTATGGCGACGCCTTCGAGACCAAGGGACGCTGTTGGCTGGTTCGCATCTGATGCGTTGACGCAATTCTAAGGTTATATGGTTTTAGGAATCAACAATTTGCTGATCATCTGCGCATTTGTGAGCTTCGTCTTGGCCACGATAGGCATCAATGCGCGCGTCAATTTGGTAGCCCTTGGGCTTGCTCTTTACATGCTCGCCTTACTGATTCGGTGACGAAGATGCCAGCGACTTTGGAAAAGCCTGCGCGCGCGAGCGCGATCGCAGAAATCGTGGACGAAGGCGCTACGCTCGATGCTCGGATGAAGCGCGACCAGGTTCGGATGGCCGAGATCAAGACCATTCTGGTGAAGAAAGGTCCGGGCGAATATTTCGGCAGCAACGGGCGCGACCGCGCCCTGGTGATCTATCCGGTGGCGAGAATTGCTCCAAAGCCAGAGGCGATTGAGCAGCTCGAAAACGCTATTGGAAAACCGGCGTTCGGAACGCTGTTTGAGCGAGTGGTTCTTTGGAAGCCAGTCAAATCCTGCCGGGACGTGGCCGCTAGGATCCTGGCGCCGGCGAAGTTGAAGAAGTTCCTGGACCTAGCCGAGTCCGATTCGCCTACCCAGGTTAGATTTGGCTGACGCCTTGACTGTCCCGCGACTGCGGGATGGACGACACGGAAGTTTACGACTCGGGCAAGGAAGCTTTCGCCCTTTTGCTCGAGCTGGCCGGGATTCCGATTATTTTCAACGGCGTTGAGCATACCTGCGTCCCGACCAGGTTCGAGAAAAAGCTCGAGTATCCTGTGTCCGGGTTTTTCGAAGAAGCCACTGCCGCTGTCGATATGATGGACGACGATTTCGCGGACTTTATCGGGATCGATCAACAGGATGCGATCGTCGAGGTTAATGGCCTCATGTTCAAGGTTATCACCATTGATGCCAACCCGGTCACGCCGATCGTGCGGATGACGCTGACCAAGAGCAAATAACCGGCGTAAAAACGAGGGTTTTTATGAACCAGATAACACCAACAATTAGTCAGATGTTGCCTTTCAACATGCGTCAGGAATTTTTCCGGCGCGTGATGCTAGAAGCAGGTCGGACAAGTGGACGCTCGTTGACAGTCGGCTTGTGGCCACCATGGCACAAGAAATTAAGATCACCACCACGCTGCGCTACGCGAAAAGCCCGGCATCAGCGAGCCTCTCGACCACTTTTGCTTCCAACCAGACCGGCGACAAATACGAGGCCGGCGTAGCGAGCATCGCAACGACCGAAACTGTCCTCCACAAGGGCGATATCGGGACGATTGGATATATGTCGGTGCGCAACAACGACACGGTGAATTCCGTCCAGCTCGGCGGCTCTACTGGAGTTTATTCGGTCAAACTTCTTCCCGGAGAAGGCACCACCGGACCCTGGCAGCACGCCAACGTTTATGCGTTGGCTAACACGGCCGCGGTCGAAGTCGAATTTCTCTTGATTGAAGCGTAAGGCGCTGACACAGCGCGCTGGCTATGTCCGCGCCTGATATTGCCACGCTCTTCGCTTACGAAGAACTGATCCTGCCCGCGTGGGCTGGGATCCTGAACGATCTCGGGCTAAATGCGTTCGTTGAATTTTCGGATGCCAGCAAGACCACGCCCTGGATCGACGTTTTCCTAGACCATGCCGACCCGACCGGGCATCGGTTCAACCATAACAACGGACAGCTTTACTTCGATGCCTGGGAAGGCCGCCTTGTGCATCAGATCTGGACCCAGCGCGGACTTAACAGCGATCAGCAGGCGCCGATCCTGAGCCAGATCCGCACCGCGGCGATCAATTTCATGCTCGATCCCGTGCAGACTGTTCTGCAATACCATGCGGTTTTGCTCCTCGAAGAATCGAAGCGTGAACCGGGCCTGACCCGCGGCGTCGATCACACGCTTAACCTCGATTGGTCCAAGCTTCCGTTCGATATCATCTTCCAAGTCCGAGCCGACGCCTGGCCGCTATAGCGTTGACAACGCGACGCCGTCGCTATGCCTTTAGTCTTTAATGACGGTAACATCCCGTTCGGCAGTCAGGTCGTCACCATCAACGGCACGGAGTACGTCGCCGAGGATATCGAGTTCGAAGAAAAATCGACTGCGATTTATCGCAGGAACGAGATCAACGTCCCGAATGGCGGCGTTTATATTCAGGATTTGATCAAGGGCAAAATGACTTTGCAGCTCGCCAGCAACACGACTCCCGTTCCCGAGGGACAGTCGGCAGTGACAATGGATTTTCGCGGCAGTCCCAAGCAGTTTGTGATCACGAACGTTTCTGCGCCGCAGAAACAAAACGAGATTCACAAGCTCAAGATGGAGATCACCGAAATACTGAACCCGGTCTAAGCCGCTGACATCGCGTGAAAAGGCGCGATGACCGACCTGGAATCCCTCTCAAAACGAATCACCGACGGCTGGTTCTCGCGAGCGGAGAGATTAGAAGATTACTGGCGCGACTTTGCTTTTCTTGGGCTAACCGAGGAACTGCGATTCGGTTCCAAGCGCAAGATTGAAGTTCGGCAGCTAACCCTGCGCATGTTCATTCAGTTGTGCGCGGTTCGCTCGCCTTTCCTGGTGGGTGGCAATGTGGGTCCAGAGCACGTCGCGCAAATTCTCTGGCGTCTCTCGCCGGACTACGACCGGAGAGCATCTACCGACGCTCGAAAGGAATTCGTCGCCAGCATCAGCGATCTGCCGTTCCGCACGTCCGTCCGATCGATCACGCGATTTCTCGACCGGATGTTGATCGATAGACCACCGGGCTCGTCGAAATCAAACTGCCAAAAGCCTGACACGAGTTTTGCGGCATCTATGGTGCATCAGTTGGCTATCTCTTACGGCTGGAGCGATGACGCGATTCTAGATCTGCCGATGCCGCGGTTGTTTCAATATCTCCGGAAAATCCATCGCTCGAACGATCCCGAGCTCGCATATTTTAATCCGTTGCGTGACAGGTTCGTTAATTACGTGACGGATAAGGTCATCGAAACTCGCAAAGCAGAGAGAGCAACCACGAATGTTTTCTGATCTATGCTTTTTCTAATTCAAAAGCGGCTTCCTAAGAAATACCTGAATTCGCCTGTGGAATATCTAGACATTTGCACCGTCGAAGCCGAGACCATCGAAGGCGCCGCCATCCGCGCCATGCTCATCCTCGAAACCGCCCGACTCCGGGTGCTCCCAGCTAACTTCCCTGGAGATGAATGGATATCTAAAGATGGCCAAGGTTGATCTTAGCAAAGCGATCGCGAAGATTAACGCTCTCAGCAACGTGCTGCATCGACCGCTGCGCGATACCCTCGACATGATGGGTCGCGTGGTCGCGACGAATTGTGCGCGAGCAGCACAGCCGTTCGGCACCGGCGCGGACGCGAAAGCGGCCGGCGAAAAGGCGGTGGCGCGCGATATATCGAAAGTTTACGCCACCCCAGGCAAAGCGTTCGAATCTCTTCCGTCGAACAGGCGCGGAGCATTCTGGAGCGCTTACAAGAAGGGTCAGATCGATCGAGCGCAATCGATCCTCGATAAATACGGAAGCAGCCTGCGCGGCGCAAAGCTGCAGCCATTCGACGGAGGAGCTGCGCATAAATCAGCTCGGAACAAGACCAATGGTCGAGTTCCGGACAGTCAAAAGCCGACGATCATTGTTACGAATCCGAAAGCGCTGGCGAAATATGTCGCTGAAGAGCAGAGCCATGTCGGAACCGGGAAAGGCGGCTTCGCGGATATCGTTCGCGCGATCGGCGGGACACCGCGCGGATTACGCGAGGAAGGCGGCATCACCGCGAACTGGATTACACGAAGAGCGCATGGATACGGCGCCGCGTTCCACGGCGGCACAGATGAGAATCCAGAGCTCACGATCCAAAACCGCGTGCCCTACGCGGACCAGATTCTTAACGGCACGGCACTCAACGAAGCGAAACGGATCGGACGGGAACGGGCGATCAAGAATCTCGAATTCGCGGTGAGAGCTGAGACAAAAAAGTTGCGCAGCGCTGCGTAATCCGACGCATTGACTTTATGGCGCGAGCGCAATGCGCACGCTCTTCATCGTCAAAAAACAAGGTCTGTATGGAAATCGAGGATACTCGACGATGTCGAGCGGGCTTTACAATTCCGCCAGGTTCAGCTCCGACATGGTGAACGATGTGCTCGATATTCCGAGCAAGCTCGTCGTGGTTACGGATAACAACGACATCGATCGCGAGGTCAGAAAATTCAAGCCCGACGTGGTGTTCATCGAGGCCCTTTGGGTCGTGCCTGAAAAGTTCGAGGTTCTGCATCGGCTGCATCCCAACGTTCAATGGATCGTACGCAATCACTCTGCTTTGCCCTTCGTCAGCCTGGAGGGGATCGCAATGGATTGGCTGTTGCGTTACCCGCAATTTCCGAATGTTCGGGTAAGCTGCAACGATCGTAGGACGAACCAGGAGTTCGCGGCCCTGACGAATTCAGACGTGATTTATTTGCCCAACTATTATCCGTCGAACTTTCATTCGAGGAAACGTCACAAGAAGCACAAGAACAGGCTCAACGTGGGTTGCTTCGGGGCGATCCGGCCGTTGAAGAATCAACTTTTACAGGCCGTAGCCGCGATTCGCTACGCCGACGAAAAGAATAAAAAACTTCATTTTCATATCAACAACGCCCGAATCGAGTGCGGCGGGTCGCCGATCCTTAAGAACATTCAGGAAATGTTCGAGCAGTTTCCTCAGCACAAATTGGTCGTCTATCCCTGGGTGACGAGGGAAGAGTTCATTCACGTCCTTCGTCACATGGACGTTAGCCTGCAAGTGGCGTTCAGCGAGACATTCAACGTGGTAACGGCCGACGCGGTGATGAACGACGTCCCGGTGGTCGTGAGCAAAGAAATCTCGTGGACGACTTGGCAATCGCAGGTTGATCCGACGAGCTCAGAGAGCGTAATGGCGGGAATGGAATTGGCTTTCAATCGTTCTAATTTGAGGCAGGCCAACGTTGAAGGTCTCGCAAATTACGATGCGGAATCAGTTAGCATCTGGGGTGAGTTTCTGCGCCCTGTGCCCTGATTTATTTTTCCTTGACCGATCGCTCGGAATTACCGGCAATAAAGAGCGTGAAACTACAACCCTGCCCAGACTGCGCCCAACTCGTTTCCGGAACGGCCACCGCTTGCCCTCATTGCGGGCGAAAGCTAAAATTGGATCAGACGGCGAAAGTCCTTGTCACGATTGTCGTGATTGGACTTATCATCGGGCTCGTTGCTGTAGTTTACACGGTGGGGACAAAAGCAGAAAAGCGCCACGAAGAAATCCAGACGATCACCAGATAGATATCGTCAGAAAAGCAGCCAAGTATTGACTGGCACCCCGCTAGTGCTTTGAGTGACGTATCAATTTCCCTCGGACTTTCCGCCGAACAGCTATACACCGAACTCCAGACCGCACAGCAGCATTTAGTATCGTTTGCGGCAGCCGCGAAAACCGCCGGGGACCAAGGCGCGGGCAGCTTCGGTTCATATACCCAGAGCCTGGAACGCGCTACGGACGCGGAGGGCGGTTTCTTTCGATCCAACCACCGAGTTGCGACCCAGATCGGGCGACTCGCGCAGGAATTCACCTCCGGAGCTGGCGGGATCCAGATTTTCGGCCAAGCATTGGAGAGCGCAGAGCGAGCGTTAAATCTTCCTTTGGGAGCCTTGGGCGGCCTGGTAGCGGCCGGCGTGCTCGCTATCGAGATATCCAAAATCGGAGCGGCCGCTCAGAAATTACATGAAGAGATCGAATCGGTTTCAAGAGCGGCGTCCCAAAATCCTCATTACGAATCTCTGTCGGAACTACAAAAGCAGTTTGCCGAAACGAGCAAAAAAGCCGAAGAGGCCAGCAAATCTAGCACGAATTTCTTCTCGGTCGTCGCGGAAGGAATTTATCGCTCTTTCACTACCGGGAGAGATAAAAAGCTGGATGAAAATATCAGGGCCATCGGACAGGAGCGCGAGGCCGATGCGGCCAAAATTCAAGAGGCGCTCGCAAAAGAAAGAACTGGAATAGCCGGGAAAGCCAGGGAAGCGAACGACGAGACCGAAACCCGCGAGACAAAGGGCACATTCGCCGCCGAGCGCGAGAAAGTAGAAAAGACGCGAGAAGAAAAAGTAGGCGAGGCGATCAAGCAGGGGAATGTCCCCCTTCAAGCCGAAGCAAATCGGGAAGCTGAGCTCGCCCTGGCCGCGATCGATAGAAAGGAAGAAGCCCAAAAAAGAGCAATCGAGCTCGAAGAAAAGCTGGTCAAGATTAAAGAGGCTGGCCGAGATGTGGATGTAGCCAGCGCTCAGGCCAAATTGGATGCGGCGGAGAAAAATCTCTCAGCGCCGCACGCTGCTGAGGACGCGCCAAAGTTACAGCTCAAAGTCGATGAGTCAAAAGAGGCGGTACTGGCTGCCGAGAAAAAGCAGGCCGACGCGCTCGAGACACATCGCGAGAAAGTTGCGGAAAAAGAGCGCAAGTTTGCCGACGAAAGCTTGAATCCGAGGGAGCGGCTGCTTTCGCTCCAGAAAGAGCTAAATGAGCTCCAAGAAAAAGGAAAGAGCACCAGCGACGAAGACGACCGGCTAACGCTTAAAGAAAAGCAGCTCGATATTGAGAAGGAAATAAAAAGCACCAAGGCGGAAATAGATCGCGCCGCGAAAGAGGCGCTGCGCGAGAAGCTCCGAGAGCAGGCACCGGATGAGAAACGAGACTTTGAGGCTCAACATCGCGCGCTTAATCCGGCGGGCCTTAGCCTGCATGACATCGCTAGTTCGAGGGTCATCGGGGGCGTCGAAACCCACGGTCCAAGCGCGGGTGCGTTGGCGCGCGAGGCTGAGAGCGAAGAAAAGAAAGCGCGCGATCGGCAGCTTCACGGCGACGTGGCGGGCGCGCAGCAGCATCAAAACCGCGCGGAACAATTGAAAAAGGCGCTCGGGCTCGATAACCAGATCGACCGTGACGCACTGAAAAAGGTGCAGGAAGAATCGCGCGACTATCTGAAAGCCATCGCGAAAAACACCGACGATTCGTCGGCGAACAAGTAACCTCGTTAATCTGGGATGAGCAGATACTGCAGCAAACACGCGCCGGTGTTCGCCTTGGCGTGAACAGCCGCGCCATTCCAGCGTTTCACCATAAACTCTCCGGCTTTGAGCTTGTCGAAGTAGTTGGTGCCGTCGCCGCCGAGGGTGATGTAATTGGTGGCGTCGAGGTTCTTGGCGATCAAATAGCCGGGCGTCCCGACCGCGCCAAGATCGAGCGTGGTGTCCGTGGTCGCGATGCTTTTGACTTCGAAGATGGGACTGTCCCCGGCGACGTCGACTGTGCCGTTGAAGGTCGCTCCAAAAGTTACGCCATTCTTGGTTTCATTAGCGCTGATGTTCAGGGAAAGCTCTGCGGCCATGACGGCGTTGATGTAGTCAACGCCCGCTGACCTCTGACCGCTGACATCTGACCTGTGGAGAAATGTCCTATCTCGCGTCGCCAATCCCTGGCCCGATCAAAATCTCCCCCGGGGTGAAGTATTTTTATGTGATCGCGCAGCAGGGGTATAGCTCGATCACGGTCGATCCGAACCCCAATTTCGACCTTCAGTTAGATTTCGGATCGCCCGCTACGCTCAAGCTCACATATACCGGGCCAACCCACGCATTTGATGCCTTCGAACAGATCACATTCCACGCTAATGATTCGACTGGGTCGATCTCGCAAACTCTACTTTTCAGCGTCTTTGCAACCGGCTCGCCCATAATTCCGAGCATCACGAATGTCGCCGGACAATCGGTTGCGCCTGGAGCGACGATAAACATGGCGGTCACCAGCGATATCCCGGCCATTTATTCGGTCGAAAACTTGCCCGGCACACTTTCCTATAACGCCACCACCAAGCGCATTACCGGGACAGCGTCGGCCTTCAATGGCTTTTTCATCATTACCCTCGTCGCCACCAACCCGACTTGGCCGCCCGCCGTTTACAAACGCTATTTCGTCCTCACCGTCGGGACAGGCGGTGGCTCATCGGACATCACGATCGGCTGGGCCACGCCGCCGGATCTTCGCCGCTGCCTTTTCGATGGCGATTTTACTGTTGCCCAGTTAGCCGGTCCGCCGCAGTTCGAAATTCCGTTCAAGGTCGATCCCAAACCATACGCTTATAAGCTCCCTTACTGGCAGTTTCTCTCTAATTATGTCGACATCCCGTTTGGAACTGCAGGCCCGATCGGCGGAACTTATGTGGGCGGATCCCCCGGAACCTTCAAATCGATCGGTGGCGGCATCATCGAGTTCTGGCGCGAATACGCGGTCATTCCCGACACCAGAAGCGAATATGAGAGCTTTGTTTACAGCTATCAAATCGTCCTGATCGGATCGGGGGGCGGGATCACCGAAATGCCGATTACGGTCCAGAGCCGGCTGCAATACGATTATTTCCAGACCGACGACCCCGAGACAGAGATTGATCTGCCGAAAGCGCCGCGCGCATTCCAGGTTCTGAACGTGATCTATTTACTCAACGGTTGGCTAAGCGCCTTCCTGGCACCAAGCGGCAACGAAATTCTGGCGGAGGACGCCACCTACAAGCAGTGGAAGGGAAATATTTACGAGCGCAAGCAGCGACTCGTTCGATCGATCAGCCTTAACGATATTTTTGCGTCGGCACTCTAAGATATGGCAGACGAAGGCAAAACTGGCGGCAAAAAGATCGCGCGCCTGGAGAAAGGCGATAAGACGCGCACAGCGCGGCACGCGGAGGTGATGAACGAGATCATCGCCGCGATCAACGCGCTGAACAACATCACCGTCTCGCCCGCCGGCATTGGCAAATTTATTTACAGCGATGGTAACGTGGTGCTGCAGCTCAACACCGAGAAGTGCCCCTAATCAAATGTCGGAGGTCAGAAGGCAGAGGTCAGAAAGACAAAACCTCCCATCTTCTAGATGAAACTTCTCGTTAGCTCTTCCGGCAAGGCGCTAATCGGCGCCAGTGGCAAGCTGGCGGACAAAAATTGCTGCTGCTTCGTGTCATGCCCAACCGTATCGCTCGTTTGCGACTCGATCAGCGCCAGCAAGACTAAGTGCGGCTTTGGCGGTTTTGAGGCAGCAACATTCTACCTAAGAAAAGATGAAATAGATAACTGGTCATGCTCCAAGCCTGCAGGCGGCGACAATTATACCTCAGCAGGATCCACCACAAGGACGGATGAATATGATCCGGCAACCTGCGTCCGCACCCTCAGCTGCTCTGGAACCGTTACTGAACATTGTCCGATTTGCGATCCAGTAGATTGCACCAACACCTATGTTTTGAACGGTAACGAGTGCGATTTTCTCGGCGGCTGTGGGGCGGCGCTGGGGCTTTGCGACTGTTTCAGTTGTATCCCTGAGACTGTTAGCGACACCCAGCAAGTATGCGACGACCCAGGTTGTTCGACAGGAGGAACTGCCACGGAGACTCTGCAGGAAAACCTTTCCGAAGAATACACCACCGCGCTACTTGTCTCGACTACCATCGCAGCGCTCCCGCCGTATCTTGGAACCTACTTCGGATCATGCTCCGCGGTGCGCAATCTTTCGTCAGACGAAAGCAGCTACTCCATCCAACGGTTCAAATATAAGTTCACGATTCCAACGGCTCTATCCAATGATCTTCACATTTATTGGACCGAACGTTTCACTCCAATCGGCGGCGGTTCGCCAACTGACACGGCGAAAAATACTGTTATCGGCGTCGGCTCAACTGAAAGCAGCTTGTTCGAGGTGCTTGAGCCTTCGACAAATGGCACAACCACGGTCGTAAATATTCGCTGGGCAATCGATCCAGCGTGCCACCCCACAATCCTTGACGGTTGCACACCGGGAACGTCCGACTGCACCGGATCCTACGACGATTGTTGCCAGGTCGTTCCTCCTGGACCATGAAACCGGTTCAGGTCGCGCAGATCCATCGCGATATTTGCAGGCGTGAGAAATGTCCGCACTTGGAGGCGCTTAATTTTAATGATCCGTGCGCAGCCTGCCCAGAAGGTCATTGGGGTCGATACGAGATCGCCGGATGTGAAGACAAAAACCGTGTCGTGCCCGACGAGCGCACGGCTCTCGGAGACAAAATCGCCGCGATCGCGACCCCGATAGCGCGCGCGCTGAAGATGCCGTGCATCGATCCTGAAACCAAAACACTCAGGCCCGATAGCGGCTGCGCTAAAATGAAAGCGCGGCTCAACGACGGAATGACGATCGGCGAAGCGCTCAAGAAACGCCTAAAAGGCGAGTAAAATCAAAAAGTCGCGAATCTTTGACAGCAGCGACCTCTGCGTGTGGGAAATTCTGCTGAGAGGGATCGAAACCTGCGTCGTTCTCGGCGGCTCTGCGGCCGGGATTTATTCCGGCAAACTCTGGCTCCAGGCCCAAAAACATCGCTCGATCTCGGAAGCTAAGGACGAAGCCATTCGCGTAGCTCAAAACAATGCCGAAGCCTGGAAATCGCATTACCAGGCGGCGCACCTCGAGCTGACCAATTACCGCTCCGAAGTCCACGCCAAAAACAACGAAAGCAACGATCGAATCATCAAGCTAACCTCGGAGAACTCGGAGTGGAAGGCAAAAACCGACCTGACCCCGCTGACCGGAGTTATGACCGATTTCGTGCAAGAGCAGACCCGGATCAACGGCAAGGTGCTCGAGATCCTGACCACGTTGGAAGAGCGAATGAAACCGCGTAAAGGCCGCTTCCACGGCCCACGCGGTTGAAGACCGCGTAAGGGGAGCAGGGTTATACGCGGCTAGGTGACACCGCGCTCCCGAACAAGATGGCATTCATTATCGGACTAGGACTCGGGCTGGTGTTCGGATACGTAATCGGGGCGAAGAAAATCGGAGCGATTCTCGCAGACGCGAAGTCGTTGCTCGCTCGTTTAAGAAACAAAAAACCGTGATCCGTCTTGCGGTCATCCTATTATCGGTTGGCGCGCTTTGCTCGTGCGGAACCGCGCCCAAAACATATTTATCGCCGGACTCATCTAAAATCCGTGCGGCGGCGGGTAAACTGTCTGTCGAAGTCGATGCCGCTCACGCCTCGGCTCGAAAGGCGCAAACGGCAGTGAGCGTCGCGCAGAAAAGACAGAAGGAAATCGATGTCGAAGTAAAAAAGCTCAAGGACGTGCCGAAAGCCTTGGTCCAGAAGATCGACGATCAAGACTCCACGCTGGACGACGCCAGTAATAACCAGAGCGACCTCGAGACTCATTTAACCGAAGCCGACAAGGCTAAAGCCACGGTAACGGCGCTTAGCCACGCATATTTCGGACAGGTCGATAAACTGGCCGCCGATGCGACCAGCGAGCGAAACGCCAGAATCAAAGACGAAAACTCGCTTCATTGGTATCGGATGCATTGGTGGGGAAGTTGGATCGCTCTCGGGCTCGGCGTCTTAGCGTGCATCGTTTTCGCAGCCGTAAAATTCGGCCTGAAATTCGGGTTATGAACCCGCCGAGCGATCCAGTCGCAGCGGCAGCGCTGGCCGGCAAACCGAAACGCGTTCGGAACGATTATTTTCCGTGGCGGCGATTCTGTATCGTTTTGGTCGGAATAGTAATCGAACTTTTCGTTTGGCGCTGGGCCGTGAATCATCTTTACGCGCTCCCGACGACATCAGTTGGAGTGTTCGGTTCGATAACTACTTCCACTCAGTATGTGATCGCATTCCTGGTGGCTTACTTCGTGACCGGGCAGGTCGCGTTCACCAACTGGAGCAACGTCACAACGTCCACCATTGCGACCGAAATAAAAAGTTACCTGGAAACCAAGAAGAGCAAATCCAAGTGATAAAACTTTTCTCGATCACGAGCAAGGGCGAAGGCTACACCGCGGACATCTTCGATTGCGGTGATGGAGGATACATTTTCACCGGCGACATGGACGTGGACGTGGACGGCAGCCCGAATTGGCGAATTGATCCGTGCGGGCAACCCGACACGACATTGCACAAAGACGGCGAGCCGATCAATTCCGATGCGGTGCCCGGAATCGTGCTTCCGCCGGAGTGCATCAAATTTGTGAGCGATATCGTTTTAGGGTGCAAGGCGCTGGTCACTTACCGAGGCAGATCGAGCGATGCGGTCGTGTTCGACGTCGGGCCGCACAACAAGCTCGGCGAGGGCAGCGCCGCGCTCGCGCGGAGGCTCGGAATAAATCCTGACCCGAACCGCGGCGGCGTCGACTCGCCGGAAGTGACCTATCGCTGGTGGCCGGGCATCCCGGCTGTGGTCGACGGACTGGCTTACGATCTCCAACCTTATGGAGGATGAGCAGCAAGCACTGATCGAGCGCGCCCGACAAGAGGCTCGCAGTCGCGCGCACCGGGAACCTTGGCTTCGAAAAAAAGCGGAAAAGCGGGCTGAGATAGCAGAACGCACTCGGCAATTCGAGGTTGTGTGCAAGATTGCGTTCCAAGAGCCGTTCGAAAAAAAAAGGCGGTCCATGATGAAAATCGGAGTGGATGCCTTCGGGCTGACGCGAAGCCAGGCGCAACATGGCATGGGCCGAGCCAGAAATTTGCTGGCCGAGATTCAGGAACTGGCGCAGATGCGCCAGAAGCGCAGGTTGCCGGTCGATTCTGATGCCGCAATTGAACTCGGAAAGCTTGCGTCGTGAAGGTCACGTCCTCGGCCAAACGACGGTTTGTTCTGCGCCGAATCGAACGCGCGCTCGAGCTTGAGTCGACGGCGACGTGGAAGTTTCTGGCCTTATTGTCGCTGATTGACAGGCGGCATTTTTCAAGGTGAGCAAAGCCGTGTTTCCCGGCGCTGAGATCCCGCAGGCAATCGATGTTCGAGACGAAGGCGATGAAGCTGGCGAGCCGGCGCTTTGGCTAGTTCTAAAAGAATCCGAGGCACGCAAGATTGTCCGCGCGCTCGAGAACGGTCACGCTTACGAAGTGGTGGCCATCCTGAAAAATCAGCCGTGGTGGGATAATCTCTCAGCTGCGGTGCGCGGACTGGCCAAGGGAACGCGAACAGAATGGGTTTCCTCTGAGCTATGAGACGCTGCACGTAGCGCAGATCAGCCATCGTCAGAAAAGAGTCCGATTACATCATCGACCTTCGGCAGACCTTCCGTTTTGAAGGTATGAATTTCCTCAACGGTGATACGCCTCGGTCGTTCCTTTCTGTCATAGTGAATCAGGCCGTAAGCAGAAACTCGTTTACGGAATGCCGCCATAGCAGTTGGCAGCAAATCTTCGGAAATATCACAACGAACGCGATGGCCGGTCAGAGCGTCCCAGATGTAGAAGTAAACGCCGCCAAAATCAGTGATGCTTCGTAATTCGCCGGTTACACTTCCAACTTCAGTTCTTTCAATTCCGAGCAAATCCATAGACACTGCAGCCCGCGTTTTGACAGCCGCCGGCGTCTTAAGCCGCCAGCCGACTGCCAAGCACTTTAAGCTCCGACCAAGTCTTTTATCGGAACGTTGTGGTCCTTCCCTTGGAACAGATAGGTCGCCGCAGTGATCGATTTGCCGGCCGTCTTGTTCATTTGCTCAGCACAGCTGGCAACGATTCGGTTAATCTCGGTCGGCAACAGATTGCCGACGTCGCCCGTCCATTTGAATGTGATGACTAATTCTTTATCGTTCATTAAAAACTCACCCCCTTTTTTTGTTTCCTACGCTTATCCATCGAAAAACTTCCGGAGTTCCCACTCATCGCGCTTTTTCTATCTCATTTTACGCCGTGAGACTGCCTGCTTTGTGAGATCGCATTACTAGAAATTTCAACCAACGCGCGAGCGTAACGATCGGTCAGCCAGGCCGCGCGAGAATTTTTGATTGGTGGGCTGGCCGGAGTGCGAAGTTTCCAATCCTCGATCGCGTATCGGACAGCCTTGGCGCAATGCCGGATCCGGGTCCGCCACATCCCGCCATTTTGCTCCATTTCCTTTTCGTCAACGATCTCTCGGATCTGTTCGAGTAAAGAATCCTCGCCACTGCGAGCGAGTACTCGTTTTGGTTCTTTTTCTTCTTCTCGTTCTATTCTTACTCGCGCCGGCGGCGGCGACAAAGCTACCGGGCCAAGAGGCAGCTCTTTTTGCTCGCGCTCGGGCTCGGGCATAAAGCCGAAACGCGGGTCACGATACGATTTGGAACGATGTCGATAAGGATCGGCGATCTCAATCCAGCTTTTCGCGCCAGTCGATCGGGAGTGTATGAGGCTGGCGCGCTTGAGCTCATCAAGCGCGTGAGCGACTTGCTCAGTCCGGATCGAGGGTCGCTTTGCGAGAAGCGCACCGCGGATCACTTCGATATCGTCACTGAACCGACAGTGACTGTCACAACCCTGATAAATTTTTCGCCACAAAAGCTCAGCCAGGAGCGAGACGCCGTTGAGCGCGGGATCGTTAATCGTTTCCGCACCTAGACAGATAAAAGGCTGAATGCTCATGTCTGCGCGGCCAGTTCGTAGGAATCCGGCTCGACATCGAAACTCCAAGCGACGGCCTCGCGCGCTGTGCGGAAAGTCGGCGGGACACGCAGGAAATAATCTTTGAACGATCCGTCTGGATCGGCCGTGGAGTTGACGACCTTGACCATGACGATTGGCTCATCGCCTGGAAGCTCTTTACGATATAGAGTACCGAAATCGTCTTGGTGAATCTGCTTGGCTCCGGACTGAAGGATGAACTTATCCTGTCCGAATCTCTCGATCATCACCCGGCGAACCTCTGCGTTCTGTTGTGATTCGATTTCCGGGATCGTGATTGATTGCGGCTCCGTGATAATTCTCTCTGGCACGCGCACGCCATGGACCGCATAGATCGCCCAGCTATCTGGGTATCTAAGCGCTGGTCCGTCTTCGCAATGTAATCTGCCACGTTCGTCGCTTTTCAGAATGTCGTGACGTTCTGAAATCCAACAGATGTTATCGTACGGTAGAAACCAGCCGGCATTTTTGGCGATCAGCCATAGTCCAGAAAGTTTCTGCGTCTCTTCGCCAAGGGCGCAGACCTCGGCGAAATATTCGTAGAATCCCAACCAATTCGCGTCATGCTGTCCGTATCCCGAGTCCCGAACCGAGCCCCGAACCGAGGCCCAAACCGAGTCCCCAACCGAGGCCCCAACCGAGTCCCCAACCGAGTCCCGAACCGAGCCCCGAACCGAGCCCCAAACCGAGGCCCCAACCGAGCGCCAAACCGAGTCCCGAACCGAGGCCCAAACCGAGCCCCGAACCGAGGCCCCAACCGAGTCCACAACCGAGTCCCCAACCGAGTCCCGAACCGAGCCCCAAACCGAGGCCCCAACCGAGTCCCAAACCGAGCCCCGAACCGAGGCCCAAACCGAGCCCCACACCGAGGCCCAACCCGAGGCCCAAACCGAGCCCCGAACCGAGGCCCAAACCGAGGCCCCAACCGAGTCCCGAACCGAGTCCCAAACCGAGTCCCAAACCGAGTCCCAAACCGAGTCCCGAACCGAGGCCACCGGACTACCAGATGATCCAACGCCGCTAGTGCGTCTCTGAATCTTCGGGCATTTGATCTTGCCTTCGGTAAGCCCAAAGACAATCGCGCGAGTTAATCCTTGCGATAATGGTGAAGTGCACCAAACGATTTTCTTCGGCGGACTTACGCCTGCTAATTTGTAAGCTAGTCGGACTCCGCGTTCTGACTCAGATCGGTTGGCTTTCTCGGTGCACAAACCGATCTCGGTCCATCGCCGGACGAATTCGGGAAACAGCGCCGTTTGCTCGGCTGACAATGATTCGATCTTGGTCCGCATCGGGGTCTTAGTCGTGGACGTTCCGAATTGCTTCCGGCGTGTATTCGCGCTGGCGGCGGACTAGATATTTCCCCGTCGGCAACGTGATTGGATCATGCTCCTGGTGTTCAACCACAGCTTCTTCAGCTACTTCAAGAAACTGCGTGCCGTTTTCCTGCTTCCACCAATTAGCGGCATCGATGTCGACTGAATGATGATGCCCGGTCGCTTCGCCGAGGGCTAGTATGATCCTGCCATTCGGTTTTTGTCGGACCGCGCTTTTTGGGATTTCCGCGACTTGCTCGATAAGCACGTCGCCCTGTCTGTATAGTTTTGATTTCATATTTTTTAGCAACTCATGGCAGAAACCTCGCCCGCTTCGGTTTTTCTTTGTAATTGAATCCGGCCATCGGAGTGCCTCTTTTGATGTCCGTTTCTTCGCGCATCCGACGCAGCCGGCCGGCTTCGACCTTCGATTCGATCAAGATCCAGATAAATAGGCCAAGTGCGGCTAAAGCACCGAGCGCCGCGACCAGGGCGATCTTTTCACAAGGCGTCACGGCGCGAGCCTCCAAATGTTGCCGCCGCTTGTTCCGTGCCCCTTTTTCCGGATGCAGACGCCCGTTTTAATGATCAGGCCCGCGCGCGCGAGCGATAAATAGATCGGTCCGAACGCGCGATCGTCCGGCGGAATAATTCCAGCGCGTTTGCACGCGTCGGTGATCTTTTCGGACGACGTCGCGCCATTCACTTGCAAATAATGCAAAATGAAAGTGGTCGCCTTGCCTGAAAATAAAACGTCCGTTCGCTCAGCTCGCGCCGTAACCCGATCAAGGGCGACGTCGCGCTTCTGCGCCCATAGCGGCATATCCTCGACGTGCGCGCTCTGATCCTGATTGGCCGCTCCAGTGATCATATCGTCCGAAGTTTTTCCGCTGCGGAATGAAACCGGCGCGCGGCTATCCCGTAAGAATGCAAAACCCGCAGGAAATGATCGGACTGGCTGTCCTGATAAGTGCGGGTCGCCAAAGCGTAGAGGCGGCAGCATTCAGCGAACCAAAAATCATAATCCCGCTGCTGAAGTGATTGTTCGAGCATCGGCCTATCATGGCTGGCGCGTCGATAATCGAGTTCGGCCTTCGCCCGTCTGATGCAGCCCCCGATCAGGATTCCAATAAATAGCGCGAGCGCGATTTCGATCATCGATTTGCTCTCATGCCGCTTCCGATTGGCGTTGGATCAGAGAGATCCGGCGGACCATGGCAACAAACTTGTTTCGAGCTGATCACTTAGATTCCTCCGCGAACTCTCGCGGCTTGAATTCCCGATCCAGCATCCTACCGGCCTTCGCGCCTAACCAAGCCGCCAGCGCCAAAATCAGGTAGTGGGTTACTTTGATTTCCATTCTTGGGAAATTTGCTTCATGGACTTCCCTGCCCGTAAACCTTTGCATGCGAACTTTTGCCATGCGGTTAGCTTACGTTTTGGACGATTTGGCTTGTGGTTCTCTACAAGCCTCTCGGCGATAAACATTAAGGCCTTCGCTCCGAAAATAGTGTCACCGGCCACACCAGTTTTTATGCCGTTAAATTCACCTCTTAGTTCTTTGATTGTTTCACAACGCTTCATTCAGTTTCCTTTCTTTTGCTTAAAATTGTCAAAGTAGCCCACCACCCAAAATCACGATGATCAAAATCAGTTTGTTCATCGGGCTCCAGTGATGCTAAGAGAGTGGGTTCGATTCCCGCCCCCGCCTTTTATCCCAATCCCCATGTCTTCGAGTCGGTCCCACAAAAAGATGATCGATTGGGCACTGGCAGACCGGCCTTTCATTTTAGCGTAAGCCTTGATCGCTGCTTTAAGCGGCTTCGGCACCCTCGTCAGGCTGAGTGTGGTTGTATCTGGTTTGGTCATTTCTACCGGAGGATAAGACCTCGCTTTAATAGGTGTCAATAACAATTATTGACTTTGTTCTTGCCTTTTTGTTAGGATAGCGGCATGGACATTCTTGCCCGATTTAGAAGGCCGACAGCAGCCGCAATCATAATTCAAATGTTAGAGGAGCTTAAAGAGTTGCAGCGCAGCAATCGCTACATCAACGCACTTCGCCGAGATCTAACCTCGTTCGTGGCATGCCGTCCCCGAATCTCGAAATGGACCGCAAGGGACATTGCTTTCTATCTTAGGAATCTGAATGTTGGCCCGCGGCGCCGCGACAACATACGAGATTCGATCGTCACGCTCTCGCGCTTCGCGCGTCGGCACGGTTACTTGCCAGAAGAGAGAACTTCCGCGTCCGAAAAGGTGAGAAAAATCCGTCCGGGCAGCGATATTGTTACGACTTGGTCGGCAAGCGAGGCCGAGCTGCTGCTGGAGCATGCGTCGATCAAATGGCTGCCCTGCATCGCGATTGGACTCTTTGCTGGCCTTCGAACAAGCGAGATCCTGCGGCTCGATTGGTCAGCTCTAAAATGGGAACACAATCCGCCGCTGATCTTAATTCATCGAAAAATCGCCAAAAAAATTCGTAGGGACCGGCATGCGCCGCTATTGCCGAATTTGCAGACTTGGCTTCTTCCATATCGCCAGTTGGTCGGTCCGCTTTATCCCGGCAGTTTCAAATCCAACGAAAACGCTCTCAGCCAAGAAATGAACCGGATCAGGAAAGCGAACGGTTTGCCGCGAAGAGATAACGCCATCCGTCACAGCTTTGGAAGCTATCGGATTCCAATGGTGAAAAGCCGTGCCCAAGTCGCCGATGAAATGGGAACGAGCGAACGCAAGCTCCGAGCGAATTACAATGACCCAAAATCAGAAGATGAAGCGGCTCGCTATTTCACAATCGGACGGCAGTCGCGAGACAATGTCGTGCCAATGCCATTGGCGCTGGAGTTTCGATGAAGAGCAAGCTGCACATTTCGGGCACACTTTCGCTGCCTATCGATCCGGCCAAGCGAAACACTTTTTGAGGAAGTGTCGGAATGAAATCCTGCGCGAAATCCGACGCTAACTTAAATAGGAGCGGGATAGAATCCCACTCCCAAAATTGGCTTCGGGTTCGAGTGGGGCATAACGACCGAACTCACCTACGCGGCGGATAACCCTATGGAAACAAAACAAGAAAAACCTGAACTTACCACGCAGTCCGCGTTAGGTGCAGTGAGTGGTTATGCCGCGAATAAAATGTCGTGGCTGGAACGCCTTAAATGGAGGCTCTATCCGCAACAAGCTGTCGAGTGGCCCAAAGAATGTCAGGACGACATGGATGGCCTCTATATCGGCACGGTAGTCGAACTGAGTTTTCTCGACAGACTGCGGGTGCTCGCGTCCGGTCGTCTCCGCGTGGTGACAACAACTGTGACTGAGGGAAAGCTGGGCAAGCACACAACCTTTTCAATGGCATCGCCAGAGCCGCCGACGTGGAAGTCGGAGCGGTATAACGTCGCCATCAGCGACCGCACGAACCAATGAACGCTCTCAATAAAACTCAAGGCCAAAGCGAACCGCAATCTGGTAGTGTCCTAATTTGAAATCTTGGGAGCGACAAGCCGCTGAATTTCGCCGGGCATTTCCTTAATCGGCCTCATTTCCGAAAGCTTCTTCGTAATCTTGAACGTTATCGATTGCCCTTCGGCCATC